GTTGCGTTAGGATCAGGACAAACTAATGTGCCACCGTTAAAGGTAAGATTTTTAGTACCAGCAGCCGTTACAAATCTTGTCCCCACTGTGCAAGTTTTGCCATTTAGGTTCAATGTACCATTTGTCAATGTCATGGCTCGCGTAGAACCAAGAGTCATTGCGTCTTCAAGCCTAAACGTGCCGCCTACACCGTTGAACGTAACAGGAAAATCTAACGTTTTTCCGTTCGTTGTTATTAACTGCGTTCCACTTGTTGCGCGGAATGACCAAGTAAATGTACTTGCTGTTAATGACATCCCCGTAGAAAATGTTAAATTTCCGTATAGTGTTGTAATTAAAACTTCACCTAAAGTTCCAGCATACCCCGTAAAATTTACGCTTCTTACGGTGCTAGAAGATCCACTCCAACTAAGCGCATACGTTCCACCAGTAAAATTAAAACTGATAGAGTTAGCTTCAGATAATTGCCCCGGAGTAAATGATATAGCCGTGGAACCAGTAGAAGTTACGTTTACAACTTGTGTTCCAGTCGTAGTTAATCCGGTTACGGTTGCCGTAGTCCAAACTGCACCTGTACCAAAACAAGTGATGTTCCCAGTACCAAACGCAATAGTTCTTGTGTTTGAGTTATTTGATGCAAATCGTCCAGTTGACAGCGTCTGATTATTTAGGTCTAACGTACCGTTTGTTAATGTTGTTGTGGTTGCGCTAGAGCCTACTGACATTGCATCTTGTAATGCCCAAGCACCTCCAACACCATCAAATGCAACAGGCCCACCAAAAGCCACACCGTTAGTCGTTATTGTCTTGCCAGTAGTCGTAGCGTTAAACGTAGTTGTGCCGGTATATGTACGAGTAAAGTTTGTCGCAGGGAAAGATAAGTTACCGCTAACAGTCAATCCAATGTTTGACCCTGCTAGGGTCATTGTTCCATCAAGACCGCTGATTGTGATGTCGTTGCAAACCCTTGGAGAGTTTGCCATCGTGACCGTAAAAGCCCCCGTACCTGTGTTTGAGTTGGCATCAAAGAATACGTTATCAGCAGCCGTTGGAACTGATGCCCCTGTAGCGCCGCCAGATGAGTCTGACCAGTTAGTCGTGCTGGTACTATTCCAAGTACCTGTTCCACCAACCCAATAGCGATCTGCCATTTATCATTCCTCTGGTTCTTCTGAAGGTGGAGCAGTAATAACAGCAATCCAGTTAGTCAACCGTTGCTGCTTCATAGCCTCAATCTCTGTCTCTGTGTAAGTATGGTCATCCGGCAAATGCAAAGCATCGCAGAAACGACCATATTGCGTATCAAATTGGAAATCAATCTTCATGCGAGCGTCACAGATAGGTTACCAGTCGTAATACGGAAAATATCGCCAGACGAAATAGGCTTAGAAACATCTAACGCTGTGTGATAAAGCAAATTACCAGTCGTTAGTGCATCTCTGATACCGATATGGGTAATCGTTCCCCATGTGCCTGTAGCAGCAGCAAATTCTACGTTACCGCTATTCGTAGATACACCGTTACTAGGCGCACCAAACGTAACCGCTACCCTAGCGTATGAACCACCAGATACCTCAGTACCAGTATCGGCATCTGTCGGATCGTCTGTGTATAAAGCTACGTAAACCGTTGTAGGGCTTGTGTAACTCGTGTTTCTCAGAGTCGCGTTAATCAGCGCGTTCTCAAGATAATTCGACATCTCTGCCATGATTTCACCTCACGTTATAAGACATAGACATAGGCTGACCGCTGTATTCACTCGACTGGTCAGAGTTAGAAATCGCCGTTACCGCACGATCATACAAAGCTGCCCATGTCTGAATACGGGCATCATTCATTAGGTAAGGCTCTGCTTCCGCTAACGACGCATAAAGCAAAGCATCAGGATAGTTCGCTAGGAAAATGTTACTAGGATTGCTATCTGACAACAGCGTAGGCTTGCCGTAATACAACATCTGTAGCGTATAAGCCGTGTCTGGAATAGGCGCAACCTGAATGTCTGAGCCGAGAATTGTGTAATCTACTGGCTTACCACCGTCGGTAATCCTAGACTCAGCGTAGAACGAATTAGGAGCCTTGTAGCGCAAGGTAGTCACCGGAGTCGTGTTCAGGTGAATATCGCGCATCTCTAAGAAATCTGTAGGTAATCCAACCTTAGAATTACCTCCGACTGTTGATGCCGTTGCGACAATCAACATCTGCCGAGTCCGAATGTCTCGACGTAGCCTTTCCTCAGCTAGTCGGATAAAGTCGGGTATCACCGATGTTAGATCACTACGGGCTAGATAATTCGCTACCGTAGTCTTTAGTTCCGAATAGCTTGCAAATGGCATATTTATTCCTCTAACTGCTCAAAGTCCTTCCAGCCATATTCGTATGTGCCTATGTGCCTGATGTGCATCGATAGCTCATGGTCTACATACGTCTGAAAGCCCTCAGAACCAGCCTTGACGCAGAAATATACATCCTCACCACAGACACCGTTAGAACCCCATCCAGCATCAAACCAAGGTCTACCAGTCTTCTCAAATACTTCCTTACGGATCATTACAGCACCAAACCCGACCGCTGTAACTTCCTCGATTCCCTCTTTCCCGCGAGAATCTACATTCGACCACTTACGAACCTCAGTATCCCCATCCATGTACCTAGTCAAAATCTTTGCCGTAGGTGTGACAGGCTTTCTCCGAGTCGTAGCATTTACCCCAACGATAGGAACATCGCGGCTTAACATGATGTCAATGATGTCTGGTGGGAACCGCATATCGCTGTCGATAAACAGCAATGCCTCACACTTTTCACTCAAAGCAACCTGCGCTAGCTTTTCCCGTTGGTCGAAAATCAGCGTTCCCGGCATTGTGTAAAGGCTTAACCCACCTTTACCGTCCTTGCAACGAACTGACGCATCGTGTGCTGTCATCCTCGCAAAGTCGAAAGCAAAACCAGTATGAACCTCATCCCTACACGGTACGCAAACTCCTACTCTCATACAGTTCCTCGATACGTTTTCCAGACAGCATTATCAGGATCGTTCAGCCATTTAGCAAACCCGATCTCATCCACCACGTTAAAGCCCTTCATAACCCCCTGCTGATTCAGTACGTCAATCACCGTAAAGGGTATTCTGGCAACGTGATGAAGCTCGTTTAAGTGGCCTCTGCGTTCTTTATCGAATTCAAGTTGAGCCTTGTTAGCCTCAATGATCTCGGTAACATCCTGTTTAGTCTCGATGATAATCCCGCCATCACCGTCTTCAAATGCTGTTTGAGTCCGTATCGGAGTACTCATTGAATATGTGTCCAAGTGCGTCCTGTTCTAACCCCCCGGACGCAATTCGGGGATACGCCAAGTTCCCTAGCCATAGCTGCATGGCTGAGTTTGCTTGCTCTTATTGTCCTTACTTGTTCTTCATTTAGCAAGGACTTACCGTTACCTTCGCCTTTAGGTGAAACTGTACGTTTCCTGCCTTTGGCTATCATATCTTGCGTGTTCTGCTTGGCTGTTCCGATAGTTAGATGATTAGGGTTTACACAGCTAGGATTGTCGCATTTGTGCATTACGTGCCAACCTTGCGGAATCTCAGCCTTGTTGTGCATCTTCCAACTAACTCTATGCGCACCTTCAGAACCTAATTCTTTTGCGCCTAAACTTATTCTTCCATATCCATTAGGCTGTATCTGCCCTACCCAATACCAACATTCAGAATCAGATTTTTTATCAACAAACCGCCAAAATCTTGCTTCTAAAGTGCTGTGGTCATTCTTTTTAGCATGGGGACTGCCATACTTTTTTACTCTTACGTAATGTTTCTGGCAGTATCCCCATCCAACTACTTTGCTCTGGCAATCTTCTACAACGCATTTCATATAACCTCCCACGATCAAATGTGGGAGTATTATATAATAAAATCCGTTATAGAGCCATGTCCAGATCCGCAATTATGCCATGAGCAGCCTCGTTCTTGACTTCCAGAGTAACTTCAGCCAAGAGTTGAGTATTCTCGCTATCACCAGTCTTAGCCAGATCATTAGTCTGGAATGGACGGAGATAAGCAAGTGCTGCGTACTCAGGATCGAGAACCAAAGCGTCACGAACACGCATGAAGCGGTTAGGAACAACCGACATCGTGCCAAAATCCGACATATAAACGTCAGCCGCACCGATAATGGTGGTCGGAGTATTGCCGGGAGCCATGTAACGCTGTGCAGCGATACCAGCAAACGACGATACCTTCTGCTTACCAGCAGCGCCAACCATCAGAATCTTCGGCGAACCACCGGAGACATAAACCTCAGAAACAACAGTCTTCAGCAGAGCCTCGGTGAAGGTACGCTGAGTGCCATCAGTACGAGTCGATACGCCGATAGTTGCTGGATCAGCACCGCCCGAACCAACGTCCGAGTTAGTCTTGATCCACGACAGGATCGAACCCAACTTACGAGCAACAGTCGATGTACCAGCCGAACGACCTTGGTTAGCCAACAGGATAGTTTCCAGATCGCGCTTCAGTTCAGCAGAAGCCTTAGCCAACTGATAAGCCTTTTCCGACTTACGACCAGCCTTGTTTACTGTGTCCAAAGTACCCGAAACCTGAACGGTCTTCTGGATGATCTGGGTGTAGTTACCAAGACGAACGGTAGGAGCCAGAGTTGCCGATGTAGCGTCAGCACCTTCAATCGCAGCGTTAGCAGTAGTAGCAGCAGCCAGAGAGTCAGTCTGCCACTCATGATAAACGGCAGTAGCTTTGGTCTTGCCAATCGAAGACATAAACGGCGTTTCCGTTGGCGAAATGTCATAGATGATGTCGGTCAAATCTTCCCGCTGACCGATAGCGGAATGTGCTGTAAATGTAGGCATGATTTAATTCCTCATAAAAATCGTTCAAATGCTTTAGCGGCATCAGCGACCCTTCCGGTCTGCTTTGCCCTAGCCTTAAGTTTCTTCATCTCGTCGCTGCTATCACGGGGCTGTGAAACTCCAGACTTAATTACCTTTGGAGCCTCATTAACCTTCTTCGTGATTCCCGGCTTTGCAGACTGTAACTTGTCGTACTGCATCGCCTTGTACAGCGTTAATACTGCCCGCGAATCATAAACATTCGCTAATTCCTGATCTGAGAATCCCGCCTTGAGTCCGAATTCACGGAGTTCACGACGTAATGTCTCGCCCTTCTGCGGGTCAGCATACTCAGGGATAACCTCTGCCAGCTTACGAGACTCAGCCTGTACTACCTGACCAAGTTGCTCCTGCTGCTCCCTCTGCTGCTGATCGGCAATCCTAGCCTGTTCTGCTCGAACTTGGGCTAACTGCTTCTCCCGCTGAGACAATTCTGCGACCTTAACTGCGTAACCGATTGGATCGGTTTCCTTCAGATAGTCCAGATTCTCAGTTTCCGGCTGCTGGTTAAGCATCTGCTCAATTACCTGCAACCGTTCCGCATATTGGTCGCGGAGATACCTAGCTTCCTCGATACGCTGGCGTTCTGCTTCTACAACCTTGCGTTCTTCAGCTACAGCTTGCGATTTCTTCGTATAGTCTGTGCCAAGTTGATAAGATTTGATAAGCTCATCAAGGGTTACCTCACGTTCTTCACCAGCGGCTTTAACGCGGTATTTAGCGGGTTCCTCTTGCTCATCCTCACCTTCATCTTGTTCTACCTCCGACTCATCTTCAGCTTGCGCCTCAATGTATTCGGATTCGGCCTCGCTATCGTTGGACTCGGACTGTGATTCAGGTTGTTCCTGTTCGGAGCCTTCCTCATTGCCCATCAATCCCAAGATAGCGTTAGCTGCACCACCTACGTCTAACTGAGTATTCCCTTCCGGGGTCATACTTCCAGTATCGCTCATATATTGTTTCCTAAATTATATCGGGAACTGCCCGACTCAGTTACAAAATTTTCAGCCGCTTTTCGTCTATCAACTTCTGTGCCGATAGCCCTTCAAGGTAGGCTTCAATCTTCTCTAATGCCCTTAGCTGGTGGTAAGCATCTTCTCTTACGTTAGCCTCGCTAGCAGCACTCATAGCAAACTTACTGACCTCTACTGACCGGAGTTCTTCCATCATCATCTGGAAGCCCTCATCCCTCAGTAAGTGTTCAGCCCATGCCGATTTGTCCATTATTTAATTTCTTCTCTTGCTTGTTTATATGCGAGTTTTGGCTTTATTCCTTTGCATACTTTTGTTGTCTTATTGCTAATGCTGGGCCTTGCGACCTCATTTCATTTAGAACATTTAAAGTTTGATTCAAATCATCCGTGATATTCGTTACATCATAAACAAACTGTGATTGGTATGGCCCTTTGCTATGCCCTGATATTCTGATTGGATATTTAAGATAACGACCAGTCATCGGATCAGAAACATTTATATAACTACTTGGCCCTAATTTGCTTCCAGAATGTTCAACTTTTGCCAGAAATCCGGCATCGTTAATTTTTTTTGCAAATTCTTCTGCAAGATTTTTTATACTTTCTTTTGGCACTCCCTGTATTACACCACTAAACCCCATCGCTAGGTTCTCAGTACGTTGGCGCATAGCATCCATAGCAGCCATTTGCTCAGGAGTCGGCTGTCTACCTGCAAGCATGGCATTTTTACCCTGAACCGCTAACGTATCCTGTCGGTTAATGTCTCTAGCTGACTCGTTAATCTGACGCGCATACTCTTGCGGATTGTCCATCAGCAAGCCAACATTAGCCCTAGTGGACTGTTTAGCCCTGTCTACAAACCCTAGAATGTCGCTCAGTT